CCGACGCGACGGCCCGCGGGAATCGCGTGGTCTGCGTGACCCGTCGCGAGGACACCGAGGAGAACCGGGCCGCGCTCACGACGGCCTTCGACGGCCTTGAGCTCGCTGGCCTGGTCCTCGCCGGCCCGACGCGACAGAAGCGGGAGGCCGCCGCCGCCGCCGGGATCGCGGTCGACATCTGGATTGACGACAAGCCGGAGACGATCCCCGAGGCCGCCGCCGCGCCGGCCACGGAGACGCCGCGGTCGTTCAAGGTCTCGACGCTCGCCGGGGCCAAGGCGGCCGCGGCCGCAGCCGTCGCGAGGATGCGGATCCATGCCGGGTAAATGCCCGCAGTGCGGGGGACGCTGCCGCGTCGACTCCTCGAAGCGGGCCGGCCCCGTCCAAGTGCAATACGTCGAGTGTCAGTCCTGCCGGCAACGCCGCCGCCAGGTCGTCCCGGCCGACGCCGTCTGGAGACGCAAGCGATGAGCATCGCATCCGCACCGCTGGCAGTCGCCAGCCCATTCGTCGAGATCGCGTCGGCCGTGAAGGCCTACATCGAGACCGCGAAGTCTGCCGCGGCCGACGGCATCACCTGGGCCGAGTTCGGCGAGTTGCTCGTCGGCCTCCTTCGGCTGTCCGTCCGCCTGGCGGACCTTCTCAGTGTCTCCGGCCCCGAGAAGAAGGCGATCGTCCTCGAGGCGGTCGCGGCCCTGTTCGACGCCGTCGCCGACAAGGCTGTCCCGGTTCTCCTGTGGCCGATCTGGATCGCGGCCCGGCCCGCCGTCCGGTCGCTCGTCCTGTCGCTGGCCGCCGGGGCGATCGAGCAGATCCTGCCGCTCGTGAGGGCCATCGGATGATCACGCTCGTACTCCTCGCTCTCGCCGCCTACGCCGTCGCCGGACCGCAGATCCTGGAGCAGATCAAGAAGGCGGCGGGCGTGGTGACGCTCCCCAAGATCACAGGCCGGCACGTCGCCGGGGCGGCCCTCGTCGCCGCGGCGGCGCTGTCCTGGGGATCCGGGGGCCGGCGGGAGCCGACGCCGGCTCCGCCGGCCCCGGATGTGGCCCTCGACCTCCGCGGCAAGTTCGCCGGTCCTGACGCCGCCACCGACGCCCAGACGACCGCGGCCCTCCTCGACGAGCTCGCGTCCGAGATCGAGTGGGACGGCATGCAGTCCCAGCCCCTGATCGCGTCGGGCGTCGCGGTCGACGAGCTGCGGCAACGCGCCCGCGAGCTGCGGTGCCGTGGCGTCAGCCTGGGCGAGAAGCATCCACGCGCCCGCGAGGCGATCCGCGCCTACCTCGACCAGGCCGCCGGCACGTCCGGCGCGCCCCTGACGCCCGAGACCCGCTCGAAGTGGGTCGCGGCCTACCGCACCGTCGCCAGGGCCGCCGCCGATGCCGCACGATAAGCGCTACCTGATCCGCCTTCTCGCGGTCGCCTTCCTCCTGGGCATCGCCCTGGTGGCGGCCGTCGACGGCTGCACGGGCCACCCCGAGACGATCGCCGGCAACGGCGGCAACTACGGCTACACGCCGGACCCGGACGGCGTCCGCCGGTTCCTGGCCGAGCTCGACCAGCCGCTCTTCCGCGAGGCCGGGGCCGAGACGATCGCCAAGGCGAAGGGCGTCGACACGTTCCTCTACCGGGCCGCCCAGAAGGCCCACCAGGCCCGCTACGGCCTGCCGTGGGTCGTCGAGCGTCAGGGCATCGGGGATTGTGTTTCGTGGGGCTGGGCTCACGGGATCTACGTCGCCCAGGCCGTCGACTGGGAGACGGGCCGCCTGGGCGAGCCGCCGCTCTTCCCATCGACGGAGGCCGTGTACGGCGGGTCGCGCGTCGAGGCCCGCAACCGATCCGGGGACGGCGAGTCGCCCGTCGGCGGATGGTCCGACGGATCGTATGGAGCGGCCGCGGCCCGGTTCGTCCGGGACTGGGGCGTCGTCTATCGCGAGAACGTCGGCGGCCACGACCTTCGGACCTACTCGGCCGACCGGGCGAAACAGTGGGGCGCCTACGGCTGCGGGGGCCGCGGCGACGGCGGCAAGCTCGACGCGATCGCGAAGAAGCATCCGGCGACACACGTCGCCCTCGTCACGACCTGGGAGGAAGCGGCCGCGGCGATTGAGGCCGGGTTCCCTGTGCCGGTCGCGTCGATGCAAGGGTTCGCGAGTGAGCGCGACGCCAACGGCTACGCCGCGCCGCGTGGCCAGTGGGCGCATGAGATGTGTTTTGTTGCGGTGCGCTACGCAAAGAATTCGACGCCCGCAAATCCGACTCCGTCCGATGCCCTGCTCTGCCTCAACTCATGGGGGCCGAATTGGATCACCGGTCCGAAGTGGCCCGCCGACATGCCAGACGGCTCCTTCTGGGTGACGCGATCGGTCGTCGAGCGGATGCTCGCCGCGGAGGATTCGTTCGCCGTCGGCAGCGTGGCCGGGTTCGGCTGGCGCGACTTGAACAACGGCGAATGGTTTGAGCCTGCTCCCGAGTCCCCGACGCCGGCGCGTCGGCTGGAGCCAGACCGGATCGCCGCAGGGGGTGAACGATGAAGTTCGACAGGAAGCTCGTTCTCGCGATCGTCGTCGCGATCGTGGTCGGATTCTGGGCCGGCGGCGGGACATGGCAAAAGTCGCCCTGGTTGCCGATCCCGATCCCGACGCCGGGCCAGCCCAACGACCGGCCGATACTGAACATCCTCCGGAAGGCCGCTCGGTGGGCGCTGTGGGCCGCGGTGATCGCGGAGCCGCCGCCTGGGCCACAGCCCGACCACCGTCTCGTCCAGGGGCCGGCCATCGGCGAGGACGGTTATCCGATCGTCGACCACGCGCGGGGGTGGTGATGCTGACCTTCTGGGAATGGCTTCTCTGGATCCTCGCCTGGCTGTCGTCGAATCCGGCGGCGGCCGACCTCGAGGTCCCGAAGGCTGCGGCCGCGGTGGCCGCCGCGCGGGCGTCGATGCTCGTCGAGGCACCGGCCCCGACGCCACCGAAGCCGAAGGCCTGCGACTGCGGCGCGACCTGCGTCCGTGGAGTGTGGAAGCCGGACGGCCGCATCGAGCAACGCTGCCAGTGCCAGTGCGACCGCTGCAAGGCGGAACGCGCGAAGGCCTGCCCAGACGGACGCTGTCCGCTGCCGCGCTGAATCGTCCTACCGTAGGACGAAAAGCGAACGTCGGCGGATCGCGGTCGGTTCATATCGTGGCGGCCAGTTCCGGCAACCCCGCACAAGGACCACACGATGCCCAGCCCCAAGATGGCCCGCCTCCAGGACGAAGCCGCCGCCGTTACGGCGGAGATCGAGACCCTTCGCGCCGCAACGCCCGCCGACGAGGCCGAGGCCGCGAGCATCGCGGAGCGTCTCGGCGTGGCCGAGAAGCGGTCGATCGAGATCGGGGACGAGGCCGCCCGCGAGCGTGAGCTCGACAGCCGCCTCGAGATCCTGCGGTCCGTGGTGGCCGGCAGCTCGACCAGCAAGTCCGAGATCGAGACCGTCCAGAAGAAGGAGCGCGCCCCCGTGAACGTCCGCCACTTCGAATCCGCCGCCGACGCCCGCGTCGCCGGCGAGTTCCTCCGCAGCCTCTACCGCGGCGAGACCCGCGCGTGGGGCGAGACCTCGCCGACCTACGACGAGCAGGGCGCCGAGCTCACCGTCCCGGCCGAGCTCTACGGCTCCGTCATCAACGTCCTGAACCGGCAATCGGCCGGCGCCCAGGTCGCCCTCGTGGTCAACACGGTGGCGAAGAAGATCACTCTCCCGAAGGTCGGCGACGCGACCGCGGCGTTCTACGCCGAGGCGGGCGAGCTGACCGCGGGCGACATCGCGACCGCCGGCGTCGACGTGACGCTCTTCGGTCTCCGGTCGGCCCAGGCCGTCTCGAACGACCAGATCGAGGACAGCCCCTTCGACGTGGCCTCGATCCTGTCGGGCGCGTTCGGCAACGGGTTTGCCTCGAAGGTCGACTACGCCTGGCTCCAGGGTGACGAGACCGCCGGGATCGCCGGCCTCGTCGGTGAGGTCGAGAACGAGGTCTCGGTCGCCAACGCCGGCGCCACGACGGCCGCGAAGCTGGCCGACCTGGTCGGCATGATCGACCCCGCCGCGATGAACACGGCGTGGGTCGTGAGCCCGGCCGGCATGGGGGCGCTCCTCGCGGCCCACGCCGGCACGAGCTCGGTCGTCATGGCCGACGCGATGCGGCCCAGCGTGTTCGGTCGTCCGGTCTATGTGACCAACGGCCTCCCCTCCGGGACGCTCGCGCTGTACGGCGATTTTTCTATGGCGACAGCCATCGCGGTCCGCGCGAGCGGCCTCCGGATCGACGCGCTCCGCGAGCTGCGGGCGATGTTCGACCAGACGGTCTTCGTCGCGAAGCAGCGGATCGGCATCGCCAACCACGCCCCCGAGTTCGTGGCGAAGCTGTCGATCGACTGACGCCAGCACGCAGGCAACATAGGGCCGGGGGCTGGCAGGGATGCCGCCCCCGGCCTTTCGCCTATACGGAGGGACGATGAAGCCCGACACGATCCGCGTGATCGAGTGGCCGGTGGCCGAGCCGGTCTCGCTGTCCGAGGCGAAGCACCAGCTCGGCTTGATGGCCGACCAGACGGAACACGACCGATTCATCCTCGACAAGATCGCCGCCGGCCGGCGGCTGATCGAGCGGCGGCTGGGGATCACCCTGGTCGCGACCCAGTATCGGGCCAAGTGGGCCACGGCTCCGGCCGTCCTCCATCTGCCGAATCCGCCCCTCCTGCTCGACGAGGCCCACGCCCTGGCTGTCGAGGTCGACGGCGAGGCGGTCTCCTCGAGCGACTACGAGGTCGAGGAGGACTCGATGCCGGCGACCGTGACGTTCGACCAGCAACCGACCGGGAAGGTCCAGGCGACCTACTGGGGCGGCGTGGCCCCGGGGACACCGATCGCCCCGCAACTGAAGGCGGCGCTCCTGATGTTCGTCGCCCACGCCTTCGAGAACCGCGGCGTCCTGGCGGAGAACAGCGCGGTCGAGCTTCCGCAGGCCTTCGAGACGCTCCTCGCGAGCGAGTCCGTCAACGGGGGCTGGTGATCTATGGCCCTCCCCGCCGGCCTGCTCTCCGAGGTCTTCGTCGTCGAACGGCCCAACCGCAGCCGGAACGACGCCGGCGAGTCCGTCGAGACCTGGGAGACGGTCCGGAAGGTCTACGGGTCTTACGAGGCGACCAGCTACTTCGAGCAGGCCCGCCGCGGCCAGATCGGCGGCGGGATCTCGGCCACCGTCCGGATCCGTTACGTCGACGGCCTGACGGGGGACATGCGGCTGCGGTGGCCGGCCCGCGGCGACCGGCTGCTCTACATCTCGTCGATCGTGGAGCGGGGCCGCCGCCACGAGCTCGAGCTCACCGTCGAGGAGCAGGCGTCGTGATCGCTGTTAACTGGAACAAACTGCTCGGAGAGTTCTCGGACTTGGCCTCGGCCTACCAGGCCCTTCCGGCCCATATCGCGAAGAAGCACCTCCTCGCCTCCATGCGGCGCGCGATCCAGAAGGCGAAGGGGCCGCAGCTCCTCCGGCAGAACACGCCCCCCATCGGGCTAAAGCGAGGCCGCAAGGCGAAAAACGCAAAGCGGACCGGATCGACCGGCGAGCTGCGGCGCAGCGTCACGACGAAGGCCCGTTGGATCGGCCGCAACAAAGACGGCTGGGCCGTCGCAGGCCTGGGCTACAAGTACGGCTGGAACAGCCGGAAAGCGATCTGGAACGAATACGGGACGCGGTGGCAGAAGGGCGTCGCGATGATGCAACGGACCTTCGAGTCGATCCGCGAGCCGGTCGCCAGCAACCTGTCGGCGGAGCTGGCGAAGGCCCTCGAGAAGGCGGCCCAGGAAGTCGCTGGCGGCAAAAACAAGGGCTACGGGAAGTAATCATGGCCGTTCCTCAGAAGTGGTTCTTCGCCGCCCTCGAGGCGGCCGGCGGATGCTCGGCCTACCCGCTGGGCGTCCCCGAGGGCGTCGCGACGCCGTTCATCGTGTACGGCCGCAGTGCCACCGCCCGCGAGCTGGTCCTCGCGGACACGCTGACCGAGGAGCCGGCGGCCGACGTGCTGCCGCCGTCCGGCACGTTCCAAGTCCAGATCTACGCCGACGGCTACCTGGCCGCGTGGGCCATCGCGGACGCGATCCGGGCGGCGATCCACAAGTTCGCCGGCGAGGCGGACGACGTGACGATCGACTCCTGCCTCCTCACGGAGGAGGCCGACGGCGACCCCGTCTTCTTCGACGGCCGCGACACGCCGACCTATGTCGTCGAGCAGACCTACACGGTCCGCTGGATCGACTGAACGTCGCCGGATCGCGCCGCGGTTTTAGGATCGGCACGACGCACAGGACGCCGTTATGCCGCTCTCCACGCTCCCCTCCGTCGGCTTTACGCTCCCCGCCGGAGCGACGAACGTCAAGGTCGCCAATAAGGGCGCCGACCCGTCGAGCTCGAACAACAAGGTCGACGTTACGACCCTCGAAGACGACGCCCGCGTCTACGCGGACGCTCCGCTGGTGGACGCCGGATCGGGCGCGGTCGACGGCGTGACCTCAACCGTGTCGGTCTCGTTCATTGCCCAGACCGGCGAGATCCCCGACGTGACGCCGCTCGCCACGACGACCGGCTGGATCTGCACCGAGGTCGAGGTCGAGTACGCGGTCGGCGAATA